GGATTTAGGTTCCAGCGCCGCAAGGCGTGAGAGTTCGAGTCTCTCCGTCCGCACCACCTTCTAAATCAAGTGTTTACGAGCTTCAGCGGCCCTCCATGTAGATGCGCTGGATTATCAGCGTGAACAGAACGTGAAATGCGGCTTTCACGGACTTGATCAAGAACCCCAACAGCATCCCTTACCCTGGCCGGAGCAAGATGGGCATATCGTTCAGTCATCGCGACTGTCGAGTGTCCGAGCAGATCCCGTACATCCGCCAGCGGAACGCCGGCGCTGACCAGCCATGCCGCGCAGGTGTGGCGCAGGTCGTGAATCGTAAAGTCCGCAATCTTCGCTGCCTGGCAGGCCTGCTTGAAGCCGGCCGAAAGCGATATCACTCGATCACCGTTAGCGCGCGCAAAGACCCAGGGGCATTCCGGGCTGGTCTCGGACCTGAATGCCATTCGTCGCTTTAGTGCTGCCATCGCCCCTTCGTTGATCGGGATGCTCCGGCGCTTGCCTGCCTTCGTGTGGGATGCCTCCAAGTAGATCAGTCGATTTGCGAAATCGACCCTGCGCCACTCCAGGCCGAGCATTTCCTCCCGCCGGCACCCTGTGTTGACGGCCAGGCGGATAAAGTCCTCCAGCATCGGGCCAAACTTCTGCCCGCGCGCGGCTCGGCACAGGGCCTCGACCTCTGCCCTTGTCAGCCAACGATCACGCCCCTCTGCCTCGCGCATCTTCCGTCCCTTAACGGGATTCGGGAGGGCCCACTCCAGTTCTGTGTTGCAGTGGTTGATCGCCGCGGAGAGGGCGGCGAGTTCTCGGTTGATGGTTGCCGGGGATGCGCCCGCATCCAATCTGTGCGAACCGTATCCCCGGATGTCCTGGCCCCCTAGATCGTTGACCACGCGTCCGGCAAAATACTCGCGCAGCGGCTTTATGCGGTGCACGGTCGTTTCGTAGCTGCGCTGATGCTGGCGAGCGTGCTGCAGGTACGGAATGATCACCTCCTCAAAGGTCCTGGGCGGATTCACGCCCATTTCCTTTTCCTTCCACGCTTTCGCGCGCTCCTGTTGCTCTAGTGCTTTCGCCGCCGAGTAGTCGGCAGTTCCAGAAGAGCGTCTAACAAGCTTTCCTGTTGCTGATTTGAAAGAGATCCACCAGTAGGCGGAGTCGTTTCTCTTGTACGGCATACTTCCTCCGGTACGCCGACCGCGTCGCGCATGCTAGCAGCGGCTTCCTCTTCAAGCATCTGTTCGAGCTTTTCCTTGTGAACCCGGATTGTCTTTTTGAACCTGACCACCGGGATCAGCTTTTCGTCCGCGTAGCGGTACGCGGTCCTGCGGCTCACGCCGAGAATGCCGGCGGCCGCCTCAACTGAAATCAAAGACATAGCGAGACCTTGGCCGATCAACGGCATCGGGTTGGCGGGTAGAATTCGTGGAGGCTTGGCCGGGCAGGGCGCCCGAATCGGGCAATATGGGGGTTAACTGCTCGGTCAGGCCTTCTGGTAGGATTTGAACGCCCAGCCGGGCGGGCCTCAGGAAGAGGCCCTAGTGGGCTCGGCTGGGCTACTTGATGAGTTCGGCGGGGACGTTGACGGTTTCGCTCATTCTTCAGGCTCCTGATCTACAGTTTCGCCAGGGTAGAGTGGAGTGATCCACCGACCGAACGCCGGCTCTCCGTTGAACTCGCTGGCGAGCCAAAGCTCAACATCCCCGCTCTCGAATTCGACGAGCCATGCAATCGGCTCCTTCTCTTCGCTCACTCCCCACCTCCCATAGACTTGCCGATCTCGGCGGCGACTCGAACGAATGCGAGACGAGTTGCTTCGCGAGCGCCAAGCCCTTCGATGGCCATTGCGCCATTTCGGTAGTTCAGCCAGACGGAAAAGGCGTTACCGTCTAGGATTCCGGCGTCTACCGCCAGCCTCAGCGCGTCGCCATCGTCATCACGCGGGTTCCACGGGAAGCTGCACTGACCTGGATTCCTTACCCCTTCGCCATTCATCAAAAAATCACGATGTAGCGGGTCATCTAGCCTGCACCGCTGAATGTTCATCCCCGCCGCCCGCGCCGCCAGTTCGAGTAGTTCGCGGTCGTTCATTGCGTTGCTCCTTCTAGGGATGATTGCGCTGCCTGCATATGTTCAACGTGAAGCTCTGCGCTACCGGTGTTGGAGTGGACGCCGTAGAGGATTCCTTCCCTTGGGGCATTTCCACCCATTGCCGATCTGACTCGTTCGAACTCGGCGAATGGCTTGAGCGCTCCCCGCAGCACCTCGTTCTCCGCCTTGAGCTGGTCGATCTCGTCCAGCAGGGCGAGGATGGCTTTGGGGTTGGCGGATGCGATGTATTTCAAATTCTCTGCGGGCGCTACTATGTCAGGCCAGCCATCATGCGGGTGCGTGCATGGACGAAGTACATCTCCATCACCGCTGTCGGTTCCGATGCGGCGCCAACTGCACCCGGTTTGAACACGCCACGGCCCCGGCGTTGCCGCCTTAGCCAGCCTCCGCAGCTCTGCGTGATCGGTCATGGCTGTTCCTCCATCTCCCGTATGAGTCGATCGACAAGGTTGGATGCCTCGTCGTAAGCTATGGCCAGTCCCTTCTTCGTTCCCTCGTAATGGCTGGTGTCGTTTCCGACACGCTTCCATTCGCAGGAGGCTTTCTGTCGCAGCTTCTTGCGGATGGCCTTCAGTTTCGCGAGATGGTTCATTCACTTCACCTCGATTCCGGCTTTCTGGATGGCTTCCCGGCAGTCGTCGATGGCATCGTCGTAGCCCGCCGCTTCTGGCAGGACATGCCGTCCAACCATGTTGTGTTGGCTTATCTTCTCCGGCAACTCCACCCTCAGAGCCGCGCGGCTGGCTTGCCAGGCTTGCCACATCGCCGAGTACCTTGCAGCCGCTCCTGCCAGCGCCACGTAGACGTGCACGTTATCGGTCTGCATCGGGAAGTAATCGGTGTCACGCCACTCGATGCCTTCAGGAATCGGGAAGCGGTCTTCAAATTCCTTTCTCACTGCTTGCTCCATCTGCTCAACTCCTGTCCTTTCAACTCGGTCTGCCTGTAGAGTTCCTGCATATCCCCGACGACCCGGAAGATTCCCAGGACGAAGAGAACGATGACTATCACTGCCAATATGGTTTCGTTGTCGTTGTCCACGGTTGTTCCTCCGGGGTCGGATGCGTTGGTTTCGTTGTTGGGAGTCGATGCCGGAATCCCGGCATCGGAGGGAAATCAGAGGGTTACTCCTGCTCGCTCAGCAGGGCGCGGAGTTCTTTCCATGCCTCTTCAGCGCCCGGCGTCTGCGACATGGCGCAGCATGCCCAGCGATCAATGGAGCGCTCCAGGACTTCCCGCGGAACCACCACATGGCCTGCGGGGACGGCTCTGGTGTTCCAGTCAGCGATGGCGATTTCACGCTGATCTTCTATGTCTGGGACCATCATGGTTTCGCTGTCGAGGAACACGCAATCGGCCGAGTGATCGCCTACGATCCGGTGCCAGTCGTGGTTGCTCACCAGGCGCATCGAACATCCGCAGAACGGACACGGTTTCAGTTCTTCAGCCATTGCCGTTCTCCTTGTCCTGGTTGAGCAGGACGCGAAGGTCTGCCGTTATCCGGTAGCATTCAGTCGGGAACGAGGTAGACCAGGCGCATGCGCAGTACTCTTCTGGGCCGCGGCACGGCTCGTTCATCACCTGCTTGGCGATCAGTCCATGGCGTTCAGCACTTTCTTGGAGATCCGCACCATCGAAGCTGCCGCCCTCCAAGGCTCCGCTGATGATCTCCTGTGCGAATGCGGCCATACCCAGCAACAGCCCCTCGCTGACCGTCTTGCCGTTGAGGCGCGCCAGTTCGTCGAGGCAGGCGTTCCAAATTTCGCGCGCATGGTGGTAACTGACGTCACTGGCGTAACCAATCTCGCGCAACATCCTGCTGATACTGTCGCCGTTCGTCAGGAGGTCCGGCGCAACTACCACCCTGGCGCGCAGTTCCGCGACTTCCTCCCTGAGCGCCTGGGCCTCGGCGGCGAGCTTGGCGTAGGCGTTATGCTCGACGAATTCCCCGTCAGGATGCTCATACCAGCAAGCCGTCGTGTCGAAGGTGTAGCGCGTCACGTCACTCATGACCTACCTCCTTGCCGGGCGCGGCGGCGATTAGTTTGAATTCCTCCGCGTACTCGTCGCAGCAACACTCGACAACGTTCGTCTCGCCCACCGGCTCGCAGTTGCAGAACTTGCTGCACAGCGCTTCGAACAGGAAGTCGGGCATCTCATTGATCACCTGCTCCCGGCTTACCGTTACCGTGTGGCACTCGCCATTGGGGTGGCGATACTCGAAGCTGAACTCCTCCGGCACGCTGTGCTGAGCCTGGGCGGGTGGGGCGTTCTTCGCGAAGGCCAGCAGCGCATCGCGCAGCTCATCCAGGTGCTCCCACCACTTCTCGCCATAGCGGTGAGCCAGATTGGCGCCACTGTCATGCCCGGTAAAAACCTGGATAGCTTCTGCCGCCTGTTTCGCCATGCCGCGCATGTGGTGGCGGTCGTTGTCATAGGCGTAGTCGGACTGGTCCAGTTTCAGCTCAAGCTCCGCGACCCTGGACAGGGCGGCGTCGCGCTCTTGCTCAACGCGATTGAACATTTCTGCCCAACGGGCAACGCTGGCGGCATGCTGCGCGACGGTCATCATTTCATCGTTTGCATTGAGCGGCGCGCACTGATCGAGGACGACAGGATTCGAGTGCACGACGCGAGACACCACCTCCGGCCGCTCCACCTCTGCCTTTTCGGCCTGCGCCTGTGGTGCGAACTCTTCAAGATTGCAGCAACCGTCCGGCGAGTGATGACCTTCGGTCATGGGCATGCCGCAGAGGCACCCGATCACTTGAGCACCCTCAGCCTGCGCCGGTGTGCAGCGCCCGCGCTTCTGCTCGTTCGCACGCTGGTGGTCGGCTGAGCATCCGCGTGCTGGCCAGGTGATGTCCGGCATCAGGGTCAGCATTTCGCGGAATACCCAGGGGCCGATGCCCAGGGCCAGCCGGGTGGCGCGGCGGGAAAGCCCACGCGCGGCGGACTCCCGAATGAACTGCTCAGTGTTCATGCCGCCACCTGCTGCGGCCTCGGCCGTAGCCGCCGCTTCCATGGGTCGTTCGCCCGGGCGTATGCGGCCATCGTGTTCGGGCTCACGCTGTTGCCGCACATGTGGACCTGCTGGGACAGAGTGAACCGTTGCCCGTTGTGGCCCCGCTCGATGATGTAGCTGTCGGGGAAGCCCTGGGCGCGGTACAACTCACGCGGTTTCAGCATCCGCAGCCGGATGTCGACGATCACGTAGGGGCTGCCGCTGATCCAGACCGTGACCAGCGCCAAGCGGTCCTTGGTGGTTACGGTGCTGACCGGCTCGTCCAGCGGGCGGATGTTCTCGCCCATGCCGTGGTACTTCATCAGGAACGCCGCCACCCACACAGCGCCGTCGAGCTGCTCCGGGGTCAGGCTGCTGGCGACCATTTCCGCGGTGACCAGACCGTGGTGCGTGCCGCCGGCGCTGACCGTGTGCAGCGGCTCGTCGGCGGCGCGCGCGTCGCAGTTGCCGCGCAGATGCAGCAGGTGGGCGGCGACCAGGCCGTGGTGGTCCGTGCCGGTTTGCGTGCCCAGCGGTCCGTCCACCGGGGCGCCATGCGATCCCTTCCGCAGCGTTACCAGGTGTGCCGTGGCGAGCTGCTGCTGGCTGCCGCTGTTCGTGATCGTGCTCATCGGCGCGTCGGCCGGCCGGCTGAAGGTCGTGTTGTAGCCGCCGTTCATCTGGGCGAGGAAGGCGGTGGCGATCGCGTGTCCGCCGCTGCCGCTGGCGGTGACCGTCGGCAGCGGTTCCTCAAACGAGCGAAAGCCCTTGCCCCAGCGCTTCACGCCGTCCGGCTTCCCGTCACCATGTGCTGCGCCGACCAAGACAGCGCTGGCCAGGCCCAGGGCGTGCGCGGCGCCGGCCGGGCGCTTGCACTCGCCGCCGCTGGTGATCGTCGGCATCGGCTGGTCAACCGGTGCGCCGGTGGCGTCGAAGCGGAACTTGACCAGGTGGGCGGCTGCTACGGCGTGCTTGATGCCGCCGGCGACCACGGTGCCGAGCGGTTCATCCAGTTCAAGGACGCGCGGTGCCTGTCCGTCGCGCTCGCCGTAGCCAACTTGGATCAGCGTCGGGGTGGCAACGGAGAAAGCGCCACCCTTCGGCCAGGCAGTGATGGTGTTCAGCGGCTGGTCCACCGGATGCACGGCTTCGCGCGACCAGTTCGCGATCGGCACAATGAATGGCTTGGCGCGCTGGAGCACTTCTTTCTCAATGCCCTTCGCGATGCGGCGCATGGTTGCTTCGGCCAGTGGCTTCTTCCGGTTGCGGATCGACTGGCCGAGGTCGCTCCAATCGATGCACTCTGCTGCCGTGCGGTACGGCTTCAGCCCCTTGCTGGGCTTCGCGGCATGGGTCTTCTCCGCCGCCACTGGCTCGAAACCACCGTCGGTGGCCACCAGGTACAGGCGCTGGCGGGTGGTCGGGTCGCCGTAGTCGCAGTTGCGCTCGACCCAGTAGTCGACGTGGTAGCCGAAGTCTTCTAGGGCGCGCAGGAACTGGCGCCAGGTGCGACCCTTGCGCTTCGGATCGGGCACCAGGAACTGCTCGTGTCGCGGCACGCGCTCCCCAGGCTCGGCCACCGTGCCGTCGAGACGCACGACGCGGCCGGTCGACTTGTCGCGCTTGGCGATCAGCGGGCCCCACTGCAGGATCTGCTTCACGTTCTCCAGGCTGATGACCCAGGGGCCGCGGCCGAGCTTCTGGAGCTTGCCGGCCCACTTGACAACAACCCAGGACAGGTCGCGGATCTCCTTCTTGCGCGGCTGGCCGCCGGCGGCCTGGCTGTGGTGCCGGCAGTCCGGGGAGGCGTGCAGCCAGCCCACGGTGGCGCCCTTGGTGGCCTCGATGGGGTCGATGCCCCAGACATCGGTCGGCAGATGCTCGGCGTGCGGGTGGTTGGCCTCGTGCATGCTGATCGCCGCCGGATTGTGGTTGATGGCCAGGTCGACCTTGCGGCCCAGGCCCATTTCCAGGCCAGTGCTGGCACCGCCGCCGCCGGCGAACAGGTCGACGATGATCGCGTCGTCGGTGTCGTCTAGGGCCAGGCCGTACTGGGTTTTGAAGTCGAGCGGGGAGGGCTTCTTGAGGGAAGTCATGCGGCGGGTTCCTTCAAAGCGAGAGTTCGGCCTGGCCGCTGTGCGTCCAGACCGGTGCTGAGTTGTGGGTTTCGATGCGATCGGCAATCACTGCGGCGCGTTGGCCAGCAGTCGGCGGGGGATAAATGCCGAACCTGCTGACACTGCCGCCGTTGACTGCAGCATTCGTGCTGTCCGCGCTCGCGAACGGCAGGCGGCCGAAAATCTTCGGGTCGAGCATCCGCAGGCCGTGAAGCCTGCAGGTCGGCCGCCCGCGGGCATCGCAGATGGAGTTCATGGCTGCGCTGATGCGCTTCCACCAGGGCGCCGTGCCGGGCGTAGCCCATTGGCCGGAACTGCCGAGGGCAACCGTCCGCCAGGCGCTGGCCAGTCGCTGCAGGCGCTCCAGGGATTCGTGCAGATGCCAGACCGGGACGCCCGGCAAATGCTCAGGCCACTGCTCGAGCAGCCGGTCGTTGTCGGCTTCGTCTCCGTCAATCACGTCAGGGATCAGCGCCCAGTCGAATCCTGGGTGTCGACGCCAGTCGTCGACCCATCGGAGGTAGCCCTCGATGTCGAGCGTTCCGCCCTTTTTCCAGACCGAGAACGCGCCGTTGTCGAAGCAGAAGCTCTGACAGACCTCGGCGACGATGGCAACGTCGTCTTGGCGCGGAAACGGGACCAACGCATGCCGCCCGGCAAGGAAACGCGCGGCGTCCTGGCGAGTGCCTCCGATTGGGGTGCCGTGGTAGTGGATCATCACGCCGGCAACCTCACGGTTTCGATCTCGACGCCCTGGTGAACGCCGACGATGCGCTGCTCGCCACCGAGTTGGGCATGCAGTCGATCCGCGATCTCTTCTTGGAAGCCGCGTTTAACCAGCGCGGTGGCGGTACGGATGTGCTCGACGCGGATCATTGTGGGCGAGCGGATCTCCAGCCTGTAAATGATCTGCTCACCGTCCGATGGGCACTCGGCGACGAAGGAATGGCGGTAGGTGTTCATATAGAGGAGTCCTATTCGCAAAGGCCGTAAACGGATGAACAGGAAGTGGCGGGCTCCGCAGGCACCACGCGGGTGATGTCGTACTGCCGCCCGCCGCGGGAGGTCATCGACCACTCGACCCGACCACGAATGCCGTGCTTCGCTGGATCAATCGCGGAGGCATTCCCTGCGCCAAGGTCGCGTGCTGGGAAGAATGTGGCTGCACAGGTTTTGCTGGCCATTGAAACGTTGGCCTCCCATGCTTCCTTCTGGTCGATCACCTGCGGAAAGCGACGGCTGATCTCCAGGATTTCGTCCTTGCCGGCGTTGATGCACGGCATGCACCCGACGCGTCCCATGCCCATGAGGTAGAGGGGGTTTGGCTTGACCCCATGGCGCTTCGCAATGGCGAACACTTGCTCTGCAGTCCATTTATGGATGGGGCGGTAGTGCCACAGTTCTGCGCCACTTTCCGGATGGGTGAGCATCCATTCCTGTTCCACCAGATTCGCGCGCGCCGGAGACTCGTCAGCCCTAACTCCTTGCCACGACACAATGTCGTGGCCATCGGCCAACAGCGGGTTCTGCACCTGTTGCTCCATTGGCTGAATCTTGAGTTCGATGGTGCAGAACTTGACTTTGGTGGAGGGGAACCGGCCATGGACAAGGCACATGTCGAGGAAGGGGATGCCGGTGGGTTGCAACACGGACAGGGCCCGTTCCGCAGTCTCTGGCGTCCAGTGATAAGCCGCGTTGGCCCTCTCCTTGTGGGTGCCAGCTATCACGTTGAGCATCATCTGGCGGCGAGCGGCGATCGCTTCGGTAAAGTCAGCGCGAACTCGCCGGAGCGGGAAGGGCAGGACCTGCTCCAGATAATCGAGGTATTCATAAGTGAGGTCGTGCTCGTTGCCGGTGTCGGCGAACACCAGCATGCCGTTCTCGACCTCTCGTTCTTTCATGAGCAAGGCGGTTGCCAGGCTGTCCTTTCCTCCGGACAGGCTGGTGATGTTGTGCTCCGTCATGCGGGCTCCTTGGTGTCTTCGGAGGATGGGAAACAGGCACTGGACGCCGCCCTGCCTGACAGGGCGGCCCACGAGGCATGGTTGAATCGCCCACAGGGCGGCGTCCGGTGCGTGCTTGCTGGGAGAGAAAGCGCCCCGGGTGGGGCGCTGTATCGAGGGTCAGGCCGCAGCCTGTTGCTGCTGGTGGGCGAGTTGCCCGGAGAGCGTCCAGGCAATCGCCGACCCGTATCTCATGCGATTGGGTCATGTTGAGTCTCAAGACGAGTAGAGCCGCGCCAGGCGTGCTAGCGTCGGTGATCTGGTGGTGGCTTACTGTTCGTCGTCGGCGCCGGAGAGTCCGGCGGCGAGTAGTTGTCGCGACACGTTTTCGCTTGGCGTGTATTCGTGTCGCGACACGACGAGAAGAGGCAAGAGATCGGCATCGGGTAAGGCGGAGGCGTTGAGTAGCAGCGTCGAGAACGCCTCTCTCCAGTCCTCGAAATCTCCGACCGCCTGTAGCCGTTCGAAAGCGGCGTCGATCGCCGGCGGGGAGGGCAGCTTGCGCTCGGGGATGCCTGCCTCTCGCTGTCGCTGGCGCTTTTCACGCTGGCGCTGGGCGTTGGTCTTGGCCATGCTATGCCGCCCTCTGCTGGTTCCAGGCGCCGGATGCGTCGAACACGCGTGCTGCCTGTCCCTCTTCGAGAGAAACTGCGGCAGGTATAGCGATCCACCCAGAACCTACCAAGTGGTTCGGATTGCACTCTTCTCGAATGGCGTTGTAGTGGTGCTCAATCGGTTCCGTCAGGTCTTTGACTAAGTAGATGCCCTGCGGGGCAATCTCGATCGACTTGTAGTAGCGCTGGCCGCGCTGGTCGATGCAGAAGGCGCTGAGATAGATTGTCCAGGCGTGGGCGATGTCGCAGACAGCATCAGCGATCCTCTGACCTGGCGCAATGTTCTTGCAGTTCCGCCAGTTGATCAGCCCCTGCCGTCCGCTCGGGTCGATGTTCACCACTGCTACGTGGTTGGTGCTCAGTAGCGCCCGCATGGATCGCTCCATCCTGGCTCGCATGTTATTTGGCTTACGACGCTTCATAGAGCCTCCGCCATTTGGCGCAGCGCAGCACGTTCGCGAGAAGTTGGTCGATAGCGCTTGCGAACCAGGATAGTCTCGGGATCGACCCTCACACTGCGCACCGGCCGCGGAGCCAGTGTGCAGGCGCCGAGGTCCTCGATGATTCCGCCTGCGGCCAGGAAAGCGTCCTGCGCCGCGGCGAGGCTGTCTCGGTCAATGTCGATCTGGCGCTTGGTGTTGAGTTCGATGCGCATCACGCTGCCACCCCCAGCACCTTCTCCATGCGCTCCTCGAGCAGTTCGTAGAAGGTCTTTACTCGCTCGGACAGCTTGCGTATGTAGGCCTCATCGCGGTGGACGCGCACCATGCAAAGCGGCATGCCTGGCCAGTAGCCGAGGAAGTCGATCCACTCGCGCTCCGAAACCCAAAGGCCTCCATAGCACTGAGCCGCGTGCTCGGAAGGCAGCTCGCCTGCGATGATCACGCTCACCAGCTTTTCCGGTACCTTGGTCTTCACCTCGATCAGGCCGTTGTCGCCGACCAGTCCATCCGGCGAATAGCCGATCCCGTGGTTCAGAATGATCCCGGCCTGCTGGATCTGATCTGGCTCGGTATCTGTGCGCAGGCAGTACAGGTCGCGCACAACCGGCTCAAGCTTGTGACCCCTGGCGCTGCTACCGTTACCACGCCATGGCTCGGCCTCTGCTCCGGTGATCCGCTCACCAATCAGGCGGTCCATGTATGTGAAAGCGCCAACGCCGAACCCTGCCTGGCCTTTGCCGTTAACCATCAACACGTCCAGTTCGGAGCAGGTTGCGATTCCAAGACGCGCGTCAAGCCACTCCTGGGAGCCCTGCTCCAGGTCCTTTAATATCTGCATGATTCACTCCTGAACTTGTTCTGCGACGCGGGCCTTGTACTTGGCTGCCGCAGATTCAAGCTTTGCGATTTCGGCGTCGAAGTATTCGGCTGGCATGGACCGTGCGTCCGGCCAGGACTCGGTGAACAGCTTTTGGGTGCCCTTGCTGCATTGCGAGAGGACTGCCTGAAGTCGAAGCATCTGGACCTGAGTAATCGCCTTGGGCGACTTCGGCCTGCCATCGTCGTCATCGCCTTGCTCGGACAGGCCGGTGATAGCCTTCAGCGTGTATCGCTCCAGGTAGGTTTTGGTGCTGGCTCTGGCCTGGATGGCGTTCTTCGCGCCACCGGTATCTGGCGGCCCGCCCATGCTTACGCTTTCCTCGTGGCCTCCAACATGGCGGAGGTAGCAGGTAACTTCCATCCAGTCTTTCTCGTCGCGAGTGAGCTTCCACGAAGAGGAAAGTCCGTGCTTGGAGAGCGCCGGAGTGACTGCATTCACCACATCATGCAACTCGGCGTAGCTCTTGTTCTTCAATGGGCCATCGGTGACCTTTCGGCCCTTTATGATGATCACCGCCTCAGCCTTGAAGTTGGCGAAGGCGGCGTCGTAGGCCTTTTTCGCCTCGGCTTTCTCCCAGCGCTCTTGAAGGTCCATCATCTTTTCGACCTGTTCCAGTGTGGCTCCTTGCTTCACTGCGGCGAGCATCATTCCCATGGGGGAGTTGGCGGCCACTGCTGGGGTTGCTGAGATTGGATTTGCGGTGGAGCCTATTACCTCGTTCATGTCGACCTCAGTATTGAATGGAGATGTGAGGAACCTTGCGCTGAGCGATCAGCGTGATCGCCTGCTTGGCGCATTCCCCGGGCATGCCGCCGGCGATCAGGGCCGCCAGGGCTTCGTTGTTGATGGCTTTCTTGTGGGCCTTGTCAGCTTCTCGGGCTGCTGCCTCGCGCTCGATCCTGGCCTGCTCGTCGGCCTGCCGTTGGCGCTCTGCGGCAGCGGCTTCTTCGGCGCGCCGCTGTGCATCACGCTCAGCCTGCTCGGCGCGTTGCTGTGCTTCCAACTTCTCGCGCCCCGCCTTCTCGGCAGCGAGTCGCAGTTCCAGTTCCCGGCGCTCAGCGGCGGCCTTGGCTTCTGCTTCGCGGCGAGCGGTGGCGTCGCGTTCTTCCTGGGCTCGGCGTTCGGCGGCAAGGCGCTCAGCTTCAGCCGCTTCGCGGGCAATACGCTCCTCGCGCTCCTTCTGCTCGCGGGCGGCAGCTTCGGCGCGCAGTCGCTCCAGTTCGGCCTGCTCGGCTTCATACTTCTCGCGCGCAACGAGGGCTTCGCGCAGCGCGGACAGAGCTTTGTCCTTGGTACGGGCGGCCTCGGTTTCGAACTCTTCCCAGTCCTCGCCAATCAAGAGACCTTCCAGTCGCTCAATGTTGGCTTTCAACTCGGTCGAATCTAGGTCGCGGCATTCCAGGCGCATCTTGATCTGATCGATGCCGGCCTGGTGTTTGGCCTTGCGCATTTCCTCGCGCTGCTCCCAATCCGTTAGGGGCTGGCGTACCTCTGCCTGCCAGGAGTCCAGCAGGTCACGCATGCGCTTACGCTCGGCGTCGACCTTCTTCGGCACTTCCTTCAGCTCAGCGACCAGTTCCTTGCCCACGTTGTCCAGCGCCGTCTTGGAGCGGGCTACCTTGTAGGCGATGGAGGCGATGGCCTCTCTGCCCTTGCGGGTAGTGACGTCTGGCACGAAGCCGTCGATCTCTTCGCGAATCTTGGCCAGGAACGGGTCAAGGCCATTGGCGGCCGAGTAGACCTGTAGTGCGGTTTCTTTGGCCGGCACTTCGACCAATTGGGTTTCTGCAAACATGAGCAATACCTCGCCGCGACAGGCGCGGCATGGTGAAGAGAAGGTTGTTACCGCTCTGCCGATCGAAGACCGGCGGGTTGTTCGGCGGTGATCAGACCGCCCCAGGCTGGGGCGAAGATGAGCAGGATGTAGAAGGCGGTCATGGCCAGGGCGCCGAGGAGGGTGGCTTTACGCTTCGCGTTCATCGAGCGCCCTCCTGGCGAGCATGTCGCGCTTGCTGCGTTCGAAGGCTGGACTCCAGAAGCGGAAGCCATCCAGCCAGTGGATTTCGCGCCCCTGACGACGGAGTCGGCGGGCACGCTGGGCACCCACCGCGCGCAAGCCATAGGTGTTGCTGAAGAACCGGGTGCGCAACGCCTCGAGACTCTCGGCAGGGTCGTACTTCCGATAGTTCCTACTGGGGCGGTTGCTTGCCAGCCACTCTTCCAGCTTTGCCTTGGATATCCGGCCGCCGGAGAAGACGTAGCAGTGATGCAGCTCCTCGATTGTGCTGATACCGACTTGTACGGTTGGCTCCGGCGGGTTGGGATGCACTGCATCCCAGACCTGCCCATGGCATTCAAGGGTGCCTCCGTCATCCAGCCGAATCGTGAACTTGCGCCCCGCGAAGGCATCGGTGGAGCCGGGGACCTCCTTGAGGAAGTCGTAGAACCCGCTGTCGTTGGCGATCAGGTGGCGGCCACGCCCGCCCCAGCCCGAAAGCTTTTCGAACTCTCCGCAGGAGTAGACGAACTCGGGCATGCGGTCGATGACCACGAAAATATGGGTCATGTACGCCGACTTGTGCTCAATGACGTCGATGATCTGGATTGGCTCAGCCACGACGCACCCCCAGGCACTTCCGGCCACGCTTGATTGTCAGCGCCATGCGACGCGGCAGGTTCACCACCAGGGTCTCGCGCGGCAGGCCGAGCACAGCGGCGATATCGGCGCCGGCCGGCATCACTAGGTCGTCGAGCTGGTCGTCGATGATCGAGCGAACGGGGCGGGTGGTCATAGGTCGATGCTCCTCAGTTCTTGCTGTCTCGCATCCGCTGCGGCGTCGAGCCGGCGGCGCATGTCGTCGTATTGCCGGGTGCCGATGGCGTCCAGCGTGTAGGCCATCTCGATCTGGCCGCGCCATACCAACTGGTCGTGGCGCGGGATCACCGACCGACGCATTGCGACGATCGCTTCCTCGATCACGCCCTCGGCGCGCTCATTCGCCCAGGCCATCTTCATCCTCCTGCTCTTCGTCCTCGTGCTCTGGTTCCGGGTCCGGCTGGTCCCAGAGCGGGTCTCTGGCGAAGTCCCAGGCGTGCTGGGCGTTGCTGAAAGCCGCGCGGTTGCGGCGCTCGCGGTATGTCCACATAGGGATGCTCTCCGTGGTTCACCTGCATTCGGCAGCACCCAGGCACACGGCAGTCGTCCCCGGTGGGGCGCTGTGGTGGGTGCTCTCGAATGGAGGTTGAAAAAAGCCCGGCCGGAGCCGGGCGAAGAGGGGGCTGATGCTTACGCATCGAAGAGTGATCTGCGCTGCCGGCTCTACTTGAACTACCTCCAGCCTCTGGCTGGCGCGCTAAGCATCGACACGGCTACTACTACAGCGGCGTGCACACCGCTTATGCCTCGATCGTGTCTACGCAACCCTTCACGCCCTCGCGATGGGCCGTTTACGGGTTCACAGATGCGCCACAGCAGCGCAGATCACTCTTCGATAGGCCCTGGCTCCGCCAGGAAAGAGAAGGGCGCCGCCAAGCGCCCTGTCTCCACTTACATGCACCGCCTTATGTGAAAGCGGTTGCGTACAGGCTCGACCGCATGTTGGCGATCTGCCGATTGAGGCTGGGCTACATGGTGAGGTCCTCCGTTGTACGCGCCGTTGGACCGGCGGGCGCTCGCCGTGGGCTTTACGCCCGCCTATGCTTTCGCGAGGGCCTCTTCGGCGCTCGCGACAAGTTCAATCATTCGCTCGATGTGGGAAGCCCTGGTGGTTATGGTGATCGCTTCCGGCCCCTCAGCCAGGCCGGCGCGAAGGGCTGTCGGGAACGCCGTGACGATCTCCCGATTGAGCTTCAGCAACTCTTCGAGAATGGCGCGCGGTACGACTGGCTCGGCTACTGCCTTGGGGGTGACCTTTGTCCCTCCCGCCGCGATCACCTTCGCGAGCTGCTGGCCTAGCACTTGGCCGGCCTTCTCGCCGTGCTT